CGGCTTGAGCGAGAGCAACCGATCTACGACCGATATCTCAAGCACGGCTACGCCGCAAGCAGGATCGCCAAGTTGATGAATCACTCGATGAATACAGTGTATCGGGATGTGGAGAAGCTTGGACTGGATTTTTATCCAGTTGCGCGATACAAGATCATCAACCCACGTAGGCAAGAGGTTTTATATTATGCAAATAGCCGGGATGTGATTGGAACACTGAATATCAAGCCAGCAGAGCTTTTCACGTTAGGCGGTATGGGTGTGATCAACGGTTGTACAGTCACGACGGGGCATTGGGTTAAATACAACGATGCCTGGCATGAGGCACGCTGATGATCAGAATAGAAGTACCTGGAGATCCAGTGGCGCAAGGCCGGCCACGCTTTGCCCGTAGAGGCAAATTTGTTAGCACATATGACCCGCCTAAGTCACGAGCCTACAAACAAAAGGTAGCCATATACGCACGTGCCTCTATGGCGTCCAGAGAGGCTATTAGCGGTCCGTTAGAGGTAACTGTGTATATTTACCGGCAGATACAGCAAAGCGGCTCACAGAGGCTGAAACAGGCCAAACTAGATGGCAAGATATGGCCGACAGTTAAGCCAGATTTAGACAATTTTTACAAGGCTGCGACTGATGCTTGCACTGGGATCATCTGGCATGACGACAATCAAATTGTGGATGCACAAATGATCAAAAAATACAGTGATCAGCCAAGGCTAGTGATGGAAATTTCAGAGCTTCAGCAGGAGGAATAATAATGGTTTGCGACATAAGACAAAGCAGCACAATCACTTTTAAATCTTTTCAAAAACAAATTATGCATGGCACACGAGTGCCTTGCAAACCAACCAGCACTTTTGATCCAGACAAATCGGTAGAGGCTAGTTATGAATATCGTGGGAAAATCTATCATCGTGTTTGTAAAGCACTTTATGACCATCAAAATTCGATCGTTGTCAGGATTGAAAGACCAATTGCACCAGAGCTAGGGAATAAAATTGCTGTCAGCAAACGTACAGTAAAACAAAACGGACATTGGTGCTTTCCAAAAAACCACAATCGTCCGAGCGACCTATCTCATACTCTTTACTGGCGTGATCAAAAAAATGTGAAAGAGGCAAACCAATGAACGCTTTAGAATTGTTCGCTGGGATTGGCGGTATTGCTTTGGCAGAACAAATGGCTGGCATCAATGTTGTTGAACTGTGTGAGTTTGCTGATTATCCACTTGGAGCAGTGACGACAGCAGCCAGTTTGCCAGTCTCCGAAACAAATGGGAGCCATACATCCGCAAAGCTAGTGAAAAGAATAGTAAAAGCGACCCAGCTGATAACTGAGTCGCTCACGGAAAGATGAATCAGTTTGGTGTGGATCGGCGATGACCGCCAACGTGAGTACCATCAGATCGGGTATAAGGCTTAACAACGACAATCTTCTTGGTCTGGGTACCACGAACGCTACCTTTTGTTTTGGCCATGATGTTCTCCTCTCTACGTGTTGGGTATGTGGTAATATCCACATGTAGAAAATAGCACATATTAAGAAAAAACACAATATGATGTGTTTTTCAGGATGTCAACCACGAAATAGTGTACCAATGGAGGGATAACAATGTGGAATTCCGTACAGCGATTGCTTGATGCTCGGCACATGACTATTTACCAGTTATCAGTAAAGACCGGAACATTAAATAGTCGGGCAATTTATGACTTTGCTGCTGGAAGAGTGAAGAATCCAAGCTTTCGAACGATGGAAAAAATTGCAGATGCGTTGGATGTCAGCATGGATGAGCTTCGTGAGAACAATCCTGATATCGGAGGAGGCGACTGACGATGATCGGTGATATCCGATTGGTCATGTGTCGATGGTGGCGGCAGTTATGGTGTCACCACGTATACGTGCATCACCATCTTGACCTTGGCCCGTGTCAGTCGTTTGAATTATATACCTGCATTAAGTGTGGGAGAGAGAAGCTAAAGAAATGACTAAAGCAGTGTATCGCAAAACCGCAACCATTCAGGCTGAGCAGTTCGATGGATCGGCTGAGATGGCCCAGAAATACGGAATTAAAATGATGCCCAAGACACTACAAGCTGGGCACATCAAGACGTTGGAAGGGACACTTGTTATTCACGCTGGTGACTGGATCGCCACTGGCGTGAATGGTGAGCATTGGCCCATTGCCGACGAGGTATTCCGCAAGACCTATGAGCAATTGCCATTTGAGGAGGGCGAGGCCAATGAGTGACCGTCCAGACATCACCAGGGCGCTCAGTGAGCTAACCATCAAGCGGCTCAACACTGCCAATATGTATTGGAGTGCCGAGGTCGATTTTGACAAGGGCACTCAGCATAACAAACGGATCGACTTCGTGGGGTTCAAACCGTTTACGCCCGATTATTTGATCGAGCCCGCCAGTGTCGAGCTGGGCACGTTCGCTTGCTATGAGGTCAAGTCGAGCCTGGCTGACTTCCGTAGTGGCAACGGCCTCACATTTCTGGGCGATGAAAATTATCTGGTCTGCCCGGTAGAGTTAGCGGTACAACTGCGGGACAACCTGGAGATTCCGCGAGTGGACGCGATCCTATGCCCTGATAAAAATTGGCAGCGGCTTTACGTCAAATTTGAGGGCAGAGGATCCCATCGACGGCGGTCAGCATCCGAGATACTCTGGGCGATCGTGCAGGCACATGGGAGCCGGGCAGGAGACTGGACACCAGCAACCATTATCAGGAGGGACGACGATGCATAAATATCAGCTAGAAGTCACCAAGAACGGCGCTACTAAATCGACGGTCATCCGGTCAGACGAAGGCCGGGACGCGGCCAATAAGGCAACTGCATAGGAGGATTCAAGATGAATAAACCAGCAGAAATTAAAGTGGTGCGGATCGGCAACGGATACCTAAAGCATCTCAACAAGTGGGACGAACCTGTCCTAACGTCCGTTGTCGCGAGGGCTCAACTATTCGGTGCCTCGGATACCATTGCCGAGATTATCGGATCACAGGACAGTGCCGAGGCAGTGGCAAAGAAGTGGGGTGGAGAATCGATGATCATTTTGTCCGAGACGGGAGATGACGAGGACCGGACGATATACCGCGAGGGTGGCGTGCCATACGCTGTGAGAATTGACGGGGTGCTATACGACATCGCAAAGCATGAGGAGGTGCGGGACGATGAGTAAAGTCTACGAGGTCTGGAATCAGGGCGATCCAGAGTATGGTAAGACAGTGACATACGTCCGTGCTGATACAGTTGGCCAAGCAAAGGTAAGGGCTCTAGCGGAGTTTGAAGATACCGATTTTGTGGAGCTGCGTGCAAAGCGCATCCCTTGGGCAGACGGGTTGGATAACATTGATAACTTTGATTATCCATTTCAGTGGCATCTGTTGCACCACGGATACTCTGTCTGCCTTGGTGTGGATTATATGGATTGTGTTGATCCCGAGGATGTACCGATGATTGCGGCATACGGCGGGCTGAAAGCATTTGACGTGGCACTGGTGCGAGCTTCCGTCGATAAGATGCCGTCATCCTACGAAATTGAGATGGCGCGGGATCTGTGGGGACATGGAAAAATGCGATTGGGTGACGATTATGGAGCTTGACGAAAAGACAGGTATGTGGCGTATGACCGGCACGGAACTGTTGGCCCAGTTTCTTGATGATTGGCAGCAGTTCAAAGGGTATGAGGATACGTCCTTTGAGGACTGGTGCCGCCCCACGAGCCTGCGCGAGATCAAAATTGACGGCCACTATCTGGTGAGCAATGAACTACACGAGGTGCATGAAATTGAGTGAATCAGTACAGGGCGTGTTCATTAGCCTTCTCAACGACTGGGGACGGTTGAAGCGAGAGAGACAGCCAAAAGGCGTTTATGTATACCCGGATGCTGTCTCACGTGAAATGTCTGACTATCGTCGGCGGTTCTATACAGCCCTCGAAGTCGAATCGGAGAGTGAGGCTCAGCACTATTGTCCGAACTGTCACATCGACGGCAAGCCGTTGTTCGGCGAGTACATTGTCGAAAGGATCCCAGGCACGGAGTTGGTCGAAGCAAGCATTCGCGTTCAGAAAGCCAATTTCTGTGGTCAGTGCGGTAGGAGGTTGAGACACAATGCCTAACTACGATCGCGGCGATTGGGTGCGATACAAGGGCGTTGCCTGCCGGGTGCTCGGCCACTGGCACGATAAGCAGTGGACTGATTACCTCATGCTGGGCGTGCCTGATGGCATCGAGGATTATGCGGGTGGCAAACGCGTTACCCGGTGGAAGTACACGGGCAAAGCATTGCCAGACCGGGTGGAACTAATCAAACGGAGGCCAAAAAATGAAGAAGAATCAGAATCATAAATACATCCGAGGCGACCGGGTGGAAGTGCCGGAACAGATGTTTCTCGGCAACCGCATTACTCGCGGAGGTATCGGCGTTGTCCGGCAAATCAGACAGCAGAAGTTTGGTAACGCCACGCAGGAATTATTGATTATCCAGGTCGATGGGCAAGGCAACCGCAAGTATCTGTCAAACAGAGTTCGGTGGATTGGAGGACCGGAAAATGAATAAAGCAGAGCTGCATAAAAAGAAAGTGTCCGTGGCTGAACAGTACAGAAAACGGCGAATGGTGATAACGTTTGCCAGTCGTAATGATAGCCTAAATCGGGCGATGCAAGTTTTACACAAAGGACATCGGCTTAATGACTATGGAGTACGATGGCGGCTAGTACGAAGAGTTGGTGGATTTTGGTCAATGGATGAGGAGTATGAAGACAATGAATAAGGAAGAAGCAAAGAAAGAATTCGCTCTATGGCTTGGCATCTACTACCCAGGCTTCACAAAGCAAGATGAGGTGGTGGGGAACGTACATTCACTGATTGACGATCTCGAATCGGAGCACAAGCCCGTTGAGCTGCCGGATGAGGTCGGAAAATGGATTGACCACTGCAAGCATGATTTGATTTCTATTTCTGACGCTCTGAACCACAGTGCGCCTGTGCATGGTGCTTTCGGGAATGAAATGCCTGTAAAGGTAATCGAGTGGTTGTATGACGGCAATCACCAACTGTTGTTTGCTAAAGGCTATCTGAACGGTTGGACTCCAGAGCCAGAGAAACAGTTTGTTCTGCCAATGACAGTGGCTAGCGATGGCGAAGTTACGCTTTATGCACACATTGACAGCGATGGCGATTGGGATGCTGACTGGGCTTGCAATTATAAGGATGCAGTGCATAACGATTTCACTGTTACTCAATCAGACATTGACTCCGCGCCTGCATGGGTCAAGGCAATCAAGCCAATGGAGGTACACAACGATGACGATTAAAGGGACCAAACTGCCAACCATTAAGGCGTTAGAGGAGCTCATTGACGATCATCTTGAAATATAAGAAACAAAAAAGGCCGCTTCCGCGACCACGTGTGCTTAACTCATGCAAATAAATTATAGCACAGGGAGTGCTGCATGATGCGGATAGTACAGACATACTGGCGAAGATTAGACCATGAGGAAACAGCAGCGAATGCCGAAGCGGTGTTGATGGACTATCGGCATCGGAAGCAGAAGGCTAAGCGGAACGAAGTGACCATTCAGTCCCCACAGATGGACGGGATGCCTCGCTCACCGAGTACAGAGAACGCCCAAGAAAACAAGATTCTGCGAGACCTGGAAGACGGAGAGTTTTGTCAGCAATGTGATCGAGTCATTAGTGCTATTGAGAGCAGCGAGGGTCGGACCATCTTGCGACTGCTATACACGGTGGACCGACCACCCAAGGTGGAATCGATCATGGAGCGGCTTGGAATGCAGTCAACGGCTTATTATCATGCCAGGGAGGATGCGTTGGTGGCATTTGCGGAGTTATGGCCGCCATCGCCAAGTGAGTTGCTGGTCTATCGTACCGAAAAACGAGCGTAACAAGTCCGTAAGTAAGTCGTAAGTAAGTCGTGACACGGGCGTAAGTGTTTCCATCGTATTATGGTATTGTGCCAAAGACGTGTGGGGCTTCCTTCCCGGACCGCACGCATAATTTACTGATACCAATTGGTAGGACGGAGCAGGTCAATATCCGGGTTCGATTCCCGGTCGTCCTATTGCCCACGTTTCCATTAGATGATGTGTTCAAACTCAAAAATGGATAAATGCCACCCAACATCGGATGGCATGGATAGCAAACATGTGCGGAGGGCAACAGTCATGCGAGGACCCATACTGCTACTGCGTGCATAGCAATATGGCGAGCAGACGGCTCTGCTGAGTATCTCCAACTGGTGGAGAGTCAGGAAACTGATACGTTGTTGGTTCGACTCCAACCGGCGGAATTGCAATGTTAGAGCCTAACGGCGATGGGCATTGCATTATCACTGTGGCGGAATAGGTAGACGCTGGGACACGGAGATGATGTGATAAAGACGCGCCGGTGAACGCACATCATGTCAGGTGCAAATCCTGACCAGTGATATAGGAACACATGGCAGACGTGCTTTATTGATGCTGGGTCCACGAATGTGGGTAGGCGTGAAGCTGAGAATTCCTTTGTAGATACGTGTGTTCCAATGCTTTTGCCTGAGCTGGCTTGTATGGTCAGTAAAAACCAATGTCCATCTGGTATGCAGTTCAGTTTGAGATGGCCAACTCTTGGCGGTATCTGTGCTAGAAGAACCGTTAGTCATCACCGGGAAGTACAACCGGGGCGCACGACGTCACACCGCTGCGTCGTTAAACAAGTGCGGTTTATGCGAGCAACAGCAATATGGAACACAGCGGTGCAACTCCGCTGGCTCGCTTAGCCCACACACATCAGAAAGGATGTGAAGACCGCCTGAACTCGGCCGTGGGCATTATCGCCGGGCAGAGCAGTGGGAGCTCACGTGTTTCATAAGCACGAGACTGCCGGTTCGATTCCGGCCCTGGCAATCACCGATGGCGCGGCGGAAAACGCGACCTGAGGCTTGTATATAAGCCCGTCAATAACAAAATTGGTGCACTTAATTCATGCGGGCATTGAGACGCTTACGGGCGTCTTTTTTAGTGCAAATAAAAACCACCGGCTGTTGGGTCGGTGGTCGAAAGGTAATACCTCGAGGGAATAACGAAGCGGCTTAAAACGACCTTGGGGGGGTCGTGTATCACTTTATTCCCTCACCGGTTATTATGCACCCGGTCAACCGCCGGATGCAATAGATGAGCACAAGATTTTGGAGGTGGTTCCATGTCCAAGATGATCCACTCGAAGTTTGGCTATGAGCCGCCTGAGTACGTCAAGGCGGACGCTAAACTCGAGAAATGGTTGAAAAAACAAAAAGAGAAGGACAACGACGAGGGCACCAGTGGCAAATGACTGGGGCCTATTTTTATGCAGGAGGTGTGGTGAATGATGTGACAATCAAGCTTAGTAAGCGGCAGAAGGCGTTTGCGGATGCGTATCTGACCAATGGAGGAAACGCTACAGAGGCCGCGAGAGCCGCTGGGTATTCGCCACACAACATTGGGGCTAACGCAGCGAAAACCCTAAAAAACCCTAAAATTCAAGCCTACATGAAACAGCGTCTGCAACCGATTGAACGCAAGGCTGATCTCGATGTTGATAAGGCAATTATCCACTTGCTAGACATTGGCATGGGGCGTCAGATCACTGCCAGAAGCTCAACATATGACAACCTTCAAAAGATGATGCTAGAAGACACGACTATGAAATATTCACCAAGCCCTAAGCAGCAGGTTGAAGCATTGGAGCTGTATTTGAAGTACAAGGGTATGCTCAGGAACTCAAGTAAGGAGCTTGAAGACCAGCAGGTTGCCAAGACTAAAGCTGATGTACGCAAGGCAGCCGCTGAAGCAGATATTGCTGAGGCTAAAGCCAAAGACATCAAGCAAGCAGCCAAACAAGGAGGTGCGATTATTGTCGACGATATCCCGGACGAAAGCCAAACAACCGATGATCAAGATCAGTAGCCTTATTCAGCCTCACTTCTATGCGTTCTGGTGTTCCAAGCGGCCATACTTCATTCTCAAAGGCGGTCGTGGGTCGTTCAAATCGTCAACAATCAGTCTGAAACTGGTGATAATGCTCAAGCGTCAGGCCATGATGGGTCATCGAGCCAATGTGGTCATCGTGCGTGAGAACACGGTCAACTTGCGGGATTCCGTTTACTCCCAAATCGCCTGGGCGCTGGACATGCTACACATGACAGATGAGTTCATCTTCTCTGTCTCGCCGATGCGGATCACTCACGGTGCAACTGGTAGTACTTTCTATTTCTATGGTGGTGACAAGCCCGAGAAACTAAAGTCCAACACAGTTGGCAACGTCATCGCTCTCTGGTACGAAGAAGCGGCCAACTTCAAGAGTGCCGAGGTGTTCGACCAAACAAACCCGACGTTTATCCGACAGAAGAGTCCGTGGGTGGATCAGGTACCAGTCTTCTATTCCTATAATCCGCCTAAGAACCCGTACGACTGGGTTAACGAATGGGTGGTCACGGTCACTGGCGATCCTGATTACTTCGTGGACACCAGTACCTATCTGGATGATAAGCTCGGTGTCACGACTCAACAGCAACTAGATCTGATCGCCAAATACAAGGCCAACGACTATGACTACTACCGATGGCTGTACCTCGGCGAGGTCATCGGCTTAGGCACAAACGTCTACAACATGGATTTGTTCCATGTTATTGATCACATTCCTAATGATGATCCGCTAGTTTATTTCTTTCCCGCTATGGACAGCGGACATATCCAATCGGCTACGGCGCTCCCTGTTGGCGCGGTGACTGCCAAGGGCAATCTGATCGTGCTTGATACGTATTACTATTCGCCTGCCAATCAAGCTGTTAAAAAGGCCCCCAGCGAGCTGTCACAAGAGGTGCACAAGTATCTCCTATCAATTACGGACAAATACAGTGGTCCTGTGATACGCAATCGTACGATTGATTCAGCCGAGGGTGCTATGCGTAACCAGTATTACAAGGACTGGCACGTTGCTTGGCATCCGGTACACAAGCTCAAAGAAGCCGATATGATCGACTATGTTCAAAACCTGCTCGCGCAAGGGCGAGTTTTTGTTTTGGATACGCCAGGAAATAAAGTGTTCCTTGAACAGCATCGTAATTACCAATGGGACGAGAAGACGATGGAATCTGATGATCCAAAAGTCATCAAGGAGAATGACCACACAGTAGACGCATTCAAATACATGGTTATGGATAATGCCCGATTACTTGGGCTGAAACGTTAGAAGGTGATGACTTGAGTCTAATTGACACGATTAAGAACATGTTCAGGAAAGGAGGTGCGGCATTGGGTGTAATACAAAGCTTGGGTCAGATCACTGATCACCCCAAAATCAGTGTGGATCCAAAGGAATATGATCGCATTGCGCTGGACAAGCGGTATTTTGAGGGAAAGTTTCCAGCCATTAAGTTCCGGAATACCTATGGTCAACTGAAAGAAAGGCCATACGTCACGTTAAACATGATGCAGGTCATTTGCCGGCGTATGGCTTCGCTGTTGTACAACGAGCAGAGCAAGATCACCATCGAAACGCGCGCAGAACAGACTGACGGTAACGGTCAAGCAATGGATTACAAAGAGCCTGACAAAGCGGACACATTTATTCATGACGTGCTTGAGGATAATGACTTCAACAAGAACTTTGAGCGTTATTTGGAGTCATGCCTGGCACTCGGCGGTATTGCTATTCGACCATATGTGGATTACAACACGAAGAAGATCAAACTGGCCTGGGTACAGGCACCAAGCTTCTATCCGTTACGCTCTAACACCAATGACGTATCCAATGCAGCCATCGCTACCCGGACTGTTCGTACTGAGGGACATCAGAATGTGTACTATACATTGCTTGAATTCCATGAGTGGAGCGAGAACCAATACACTGTCACCAATGAACTGTATCGGTCTGAGGCGTCGAATGAAGTTGGCATTAAAGTGGACTTAGGAACGCTTTATCCTGACTTGACCCCGATCGCCCAGTTGGATCCAACGGTATTCACCCGACCATTATTCGTTTATCTTAAACCTGCCGGCTTCAACAACCGCAACATCACGTCACCGCTAGGCATTGGAATTACCGATAATGCATTGAATACACTCAAACAGCTCAACGATGCTTATGATCAATTCAACTGGGAAGTCCGCATGGGTCAGCGCCGAGTAGCTGTGCCTGATAATATGACCGAGGTTGTCTTTGATCAGAGTGGTCAGCACAAGCCGCAACAAGTCTTCGATCCTGACCAGAATGTATTCTTATCCATTCAAGGCGGTGGGATGGACGCAAGCAGCGTGCAAGATCTGACTACCCCGATTCGGTCGGCAGATTATATTGCATCGCTCAATCATTTCTTGAAGACGCTTGAAATGCAGGTGGGCCTGTCTTCGGGCACGTTCTCTTTCGACACCGGAGGCAACCTGCAAAATAAAACAGCGACAGAAGTCGTCAGTGAGAACAGCATGACGTACCAGACGCGTAACAGCCATCTCACGATGGTTGAGCGGGCTGTGCAAGAACTCTGCGTGTCAATCTGTGAATTGGCAAGTGCCACAATTATTGATGGCTCAGCATTGTACGATGGCCCGACTCCGACCATTGATCAGGTGACGGTTGATTTTGACGATGGGGTCTTCACAGACAAATCAGCCAGCTTGGATTATTGGATCAAGGTCGCGGCTGCGGGTTTTGCACCAAAACAAGTTGCCATTGCGAGAGCATTAGACGTACCGGATGATGTTGCTAAGCAATACGCAGAACAGGCTGCTACCGAAAGCAAGCCGGAGATGCCCCAGGACAATCAGGGCGGACTGTTTGGCGGGGACGGTGATAGTTAATGCCTCAGGTCACACCATACCAGCTGAATCTCACCCAGGCGACCATTGGGGATATCTATGCATCACTTGAGCAATCGCTGTTTGACATGTTTGTGGATCGCTTGACTAATCATGGTGCCTTCCCGCTCGACGAGGATCATATGCTCCAGTGGCAAGCCGAGCAGTTGAATCAGTTGCACCTAGTTAATGAAGCGACCATCAAAGTGGTCAGTAAAGCCACTAAGCTGGCAGAACCCAAACTGCGGCAGCTATTCAAGGATTTTGGCATTCAGATTGCTAACACAGAATATGCTCGGCTTGGTGATGAAACTGGGCAAACTATGAACCCCAGTACCAATATTGACCAGCTGATGGATGGCTATCTCAAACAAACCTTTCTGGACATTAACAACAATGTTAATCAGACGCTAATCACCACGAATTACGGCGAGAATGCGGCAACCCGGACGTATCAGCAGATTGTCAAGGAAACCACTGCCAAGGTCATTACTGGTCTTAAAACGCCAGCCAGAGCCTTAGCCGATACGGTTTATGAATGGCGTGACAAGGGCATACAAACCGTTTTGACGGACAAGGGGACACATCCCTGGTCGCTTGAAGGATATGCGCGCACAGTGATTACTACCACCAGCAATCGCGCGTTTCAGGCGGTACGAGATCAGGCCGCTGACGACTACGACATTGATACTTTTGCAATGTCCAGCCATCCGGCGAGCCGGGAAGCGTGTGCCCCCATTCAAGGCAAGACGATAACCACCCGATATCAGTCCTTCCGGTCGAAAGTAAGCGGTGAGTGGTTCGAGTCTCTCTACAACCATGGCTATGGGCAACCCGCTGGAACATTTGGAATCAACTGTCACCATCAAAAATGGGCATACATCCCTGGGGTAAGCAAGAACAGCTTTTCCCAGTTTGACCCTGATGAGGCGATCCGAAACGGCAACGTCCAGGCCAAGCAACGCGAGCTGGAGCGCAGAGTACGGAAGTACAAAGCCAACCAGCAGCTTGCCGAAAAGCTTGGCGATGTGAAAGGCGTTGAACACTTTAATAAGCTGATCAAAGACAATCAATCCGCTCTACGGGATTTGGTCAAAGGCCACGATTTCTTGCATCGTGATTATTCAAGAGAAAAGTCATTTGGACCAAGTGAAAAAGAGGTTAAGTCACTAAAGGCGCGTTCAACGATCAATGTTGAAAAGCAAAATCGACATATTCCCGGAACGAAACAGTATGCTGATTATGTCCGCGTGAGATATACTAAGGGTAAGAAGTATCCACCGAGTAGATTGACTATTTCCATTGAAAAGGCTCAGAAATTGATTAACAAATATGGCAACATCAGCTTGGCTAAGGGTTATGACCTTTTTGATGCTGGTGAAAAAATCGGTGTGTTCATTGATCAAAATCTTGGCGATAGATTCGATACTTCGCTAGGAAGAATCGCATATTCCAAGTCTGGCGCTCATATAACACCGTTGGATCCCAGAAAGGGGCTGAAATAGTGATGGCACTGACAATCAAAGCTGATCCGTATGGGTATTTGTTACAGTTTGAGAATGATAATGTTGATGTGCATCTAAAGAACGGTCATCGCATTTTCGGGTATGTCGAAATCGTTGATGATGACGATTCGTTTGATCGCGCTGAGCCGTCGTTGTTTATCAAGACTTCAAATGGTTTTACTCAGGCATTTTCTGGGGACATTAAAGACGTAAGGGTTCAGCAGTAAGCGATTATAAACTTTTGACCTAAGTAAGTCAGTAAACTGCTTATTTTTTATGCCAAAAATCCATGCGGGAGCCGACCCGCTCATCAACGGCTAAGGAGATAAGCATGAAAACCGAAGAATTAAAAGGATTGGGATTAACTGATGAACAGATCAAAAGCGTCATGGCGCTGCACGGCACCGATGTCAATGCCTTGAAAGGGCAAGTCGGTCAGCTGACCACTGAAAGAGACGGCCTGAAGCAACGTGTTACCGATTCTGATAAGCAGCTCAACGACCTCAAAACAGCTCACAAAGATGACAAGGACTTCCAAGCCGAGATCGACAAACTCAAAGCCGACAATAAAGCGAAAGATGATGCGGCTTCTAAGCAGCTGAAAGAAACCAAGCTGAATTATCAGACTGAGCTTGCTCTGGTGAAAGCCGGTGCATTGAACACCAAAGCGGCCTCAGCCCTGATTGACAAGGACAAGCTTAGCTTGGACGAAAAGGGCAATGTTACCGGGCTAGATGAACAGCTCAAGACGCTCAAGTCTGACGACAGTAGCAAGTTCCTGTTCAAAGCTACGGATAGTAAGAAAGCGACAGACACGCCGCCTATTACAGTCCCTGGTAATCCTGATCCAAACGCAAACCCTGGTGAAAGCTTAGTGCAGAAGATTGCTGCAAGGCTATCATCAAATAATGAATAAATGGAGGATTTAAATTATGGCAATTGTTTTAGACCAAAGAGACCTTGGAACTATTGACAAAGAGCTTCGTGCAGATTCGCAAGTATGGGATGTGCTCACTGGTGGTGCTAAGCAGATCACTGCAGCAGACTTCGTAGGTGCTAACGAAGTTCGTGTCAATAAAATGAGTGGTTTCGTGCAGGCGACTGATTACGTTCGCAATGGGGATAATGCCCGTTCTGCAATCTCAATCGACAAAGAAACCATCAAGTTAACTCATGAAGACTGGTTCGCTTATGATGTTGATCGTTTGGATCAATCGGAAAACGCGGCGCTCACCATTGCGAATATCACAACTGAACACCGTCGGCTGATCACGGTTCCACATCGTGACAAAGTGGCCGCTCAGGTCATTTATGACAATGCAGGTAAGGTTGTGACTGATGCTATTGATAGCAATAACGCTCTTGATGCTTACGATGACGCTGAGTCATACATGCTTGATAATGAATTGCCTGGTGGCTATGTCATGCTTGTTTCTGCAGGCTATTACAAGGCCTTGAAGAACGCAGACGGTGTTACCAAGTCCTTTACGGTCAACCAGCAGTCTATTAATGGGATTAATCGGCAGGTTGCGCAGTTAGATGGTAGCGTGCCAATTCTTCGAGTAGCGAAGGATCGCTTGTCCGGATTGACCATCACAGACAATGTCAATTTCATGCTTCTTCCGCTGTTTGCGGTCGCACCAATCGTCAAATATGGCACTGTAGATGTCATCAGTGCAGACACGGATCGATCTGGTTACCGCGACACCATCAAGGGCTTAGATTATTACGATGCCATTGTCTTTGATAATGCCAAGAAGTCCATCTATGTGGCAGCGACCCCAAAAGCATAGCACCGTCTGGGACTGACGACGGTTTCGATCCCACTGGTAACGTAAATCCGACCGGAGCACAAACTATTGATGAAATTAAATCGTGGTTAACTGCGCACAGCATCGATTTCACAGGCAAAACATTGAAGGCAGATCTCCTGTCATTGGTGCCCGTAAACTAGAACTAAAATGTCGCCATCGAAATAAACAATAGGGAAGTCCCGGCGGCTTTGTGAGGTGATGATATGGCCTATGTAAATAGAGATGATTACATGCAAGCAATGCATATTACTAATGAAGATATGCCTAAGAATTTTGATCAATTGGCAGAGTTGGCCAGCGAATATCTGGATGAGCAAACGCGCGAATTTTATCAAGATAACGACCTTGTCAGTGACCCATGGCCATTACGGGCTAGCAAATTCAAACGTGCTGTCATTCGTCAAATTGCGTACATGATCGATTCCGGAATTACGACAACCGAACAAGCCATTCGTCAGCCAACAAGTGCTTCAAAGACGATTGGACGTACTACGGTGTCTAAGACATGGAATAATAACCAGTATTCGTCTGATGGCCAACAGCGCTCGGTTATCAGTGCTGATGCACTGGCAGCTCTTAGTGGCACCGGGTTGCTCTACCGAGGTGTTGACTATGTTCGATGAGATCGATGACTTGATATCATACAACGATTCGGTCACGTTGTACCGAGTGACTGGAAAAGATGACTGGCAGAAGCCCATATACAGCGAACCGGTTGTCATTGGGCACGCTAGAATCGATCGCGGCACGGTATATTCGGGAACCAACAACGACCGGCAAATTGTTGCTAAAGCTGTTATTTATATCCGGCGTGCCGGTAATTCAGACATGCCGTTACTTGATGATAGTTGGCTGCAAGGCAATGCTGAATTCGATGGTAAGACGTATGTCATTACTACGGTGAATGTTCTGAAGGGAACAGTTGGAACGGACGTGTGGGGTTACGAATTGGAGGTGTTGTAATTGGGCATTAAAGTCGTGAACAACACAGACTTAATGAGCAAGCTTGGAGACGCGGCCCAAGGCAAAGCGCTAACGGCTGCGGCGAGTCAGTTAGCCATGGAGCTGACCGATTACAATACTGGCGTTGTACCTATGCTTCACGAAGATCTTCGCAAAACCGCCACACCAGACGGGCCGAATGTCGACTTTAATAGCGTTTATGCGGCAGCTCAGTTTAACGGTGGGTATACGAAAAAAGATGGCACCAAAGTAACTTTTCGGCACTACACGACTGACGGTACCGGCCCCCACTGGGACAAAATGATTGAAGATAACGATCAAAAGATGAGTCGAATTCGTGAGACCTATCTGAAGGGACTGAACCTATGAACGCCTTAAAAACGTTGACGGATGCAATCAACACGATTCCCGACATGCCCCAAAAAGTCAGCATGGGATTCCTTTCTGCTGACGAATCGCTTTCGATCTATCCGACCAAAAACGGGTCGGTGGTTGATGAAGATTTTGCCGGCAATCAAGAAACTCGACTCTATTACGAAATTGCTATCCGTACGAAGGACCAGCAATTGGGCAACACAATCATGTGGCTAGTCTCCGATTTCGTTAAGCAGTTGAAGGAACTTCCATCTGATGATTTCCACTTTGATAAAATTGAAACCACGTCTGAACCAAGCATCACTCAAGCCGATTCACGTGGTTTTTTTGTATACACCCTAGATGTTGCGTTGAACGTTACATCAAACAAATATAAGGAGTGATTTTTAATGGCAGAACAACAATTTAACTTGAACTTTAAGAACCAGTTTGAGATCGATACTAACGGTGGTAAAGACCCGTCAGATATCACCAATGCTGAATTTGCCCCATTGGCAGCCGGCATCAATAACTTTACGCCAACACTTAATGAAACAACGGCGAATGACGTCTATTACGATGGCGAAGGGTATGGTTCTACTGATGTTACTGGCAAACGTCTCCAGTTGGCATATACGGGCCACCGCTTGGAAGGCGACCCAGCTCAGGACTATATTGCAAGCCACTTGCTTGACCTTGGCGACGATCTCAAGACTTTAGCGCGTTGGACACAAGCTGATGGTTCTACTGTTGTTGGGCTAGTTACTATTAGCAACATTGTTACTTCCGGCGGCGCTCCTGGCGCGAAGCAGACGATGTCATTCACTTTGGCATTCAACGGCAAGCCCGTTTATACTCCTGCGGTCCCAAAACCGTAACGGTGTCCGGGGTAACTCTGGCACCGGCAACAGCGAGCGTAAAAGTGGGAGCAACCACATCATTAACGGCTACAGTCAGTCCCGAAGATGCGACGGACAAGTCTGTTAGCTATGCATCTAGCAACGCATCAGTTGCTACTGTGAGCCCTAGCGGCGTTGTAACCGGTGTGTCTGCTGGTTCTACTACTATTACCGCTACAACGCACGATGGCAGCAAAACCGCAAGCACGGCAGTGACTGTTACTACTGATTAAAAAGACAGGGTCGCCAAAGAAATCAACAGTATGGGTAAACCCCAGGCGGCCATTAGGAGGAAATCATGAGCAACGTAATTAATCTCGACGAAGTGTTGGCTACCAAACAGGATCTGACTTACAAGGGCGAAACGTACACTTTCCGGTTTTCGGATAAGATGCGGCGTGCCTTGAGCGATACCTGGGTTAAAGCTAATGCGTATGCCAACCAGCTTACCGGCGATAGCAAGAAAGATGATGACATTGACAAGAAACCGGTGAATGACCAATTGGCCTTCGTGCGGAATGCTTTGGACAAACAGCACGAAATTATCATGGAATTCTTTGTGCAGACCATCGGCAAAGAGCAGGCTGACAAGCTATACAATGATTTGAATCAAAGTACCAATGGTCTGATGTTTGTACTCGGGCTGGTTAAACGCTCGGCAGACAAGGCCATTAAGGACGCCGAACATGCTGAATATCCTGCTTTTGAGGGGAACAAGGACGATGATTAGTCTAACCAAGCCGCTTGCTTGGTATTGGCGCTGCAGAGGGCATGATTATCGGGTCAACTTATCCTTTGACAACGTCTTGCGTTGGTATGAATTGCTAGATCGCAAGGACAAAGACGATGCTCAGAAGGGTGTCTTAGGCTGGCATATGTTTATCAATGCTGACGACGTTGGCCCTGCTGACCGGTTACACGCTTTGGAATGGATCAATCAGTATATTGGCCAGCAGCCGTACCATGATTCATCTGATGGGGGCACGGCTAACACAGACGGCGCTCCAGAGGAATACTTTTCATACACGCAAGATGCACCAGCTATCTGGTCCAGCGTCCGGGCGGTTTATGGTGTTGATCTGGAAGACGAACTCGGCAAACTTCATTGGCATAAGTTTCGGGCCATGTTGGACGGATTGCCCAATTCGTCTTATTTCATGCGCATCATTAATATTCGGCAACGATCACGGACGGGTTTGGAGGGCCAAGAGCTAACAGATTTGATCAATTTGCAAAACTACTACGTACTGGACAAATATCGCAACGCTCAACACTCAGCAGATGCTGCAGATTTCTTTGCAGCATGGGCGGCAAGCGCGGCTAAATAAAGAAAGGAGGTTTTATCGTGGCAGCAGACGGCACGATTTCGATTGAAGTGGCCCTAGCAGGTAAAGAGAAACTCATCAGCGACACTCAAGAAGCAGACAAGATTTTGAAGGACTTCGGTGATCATGCCGGAGACAAGATGGATGAATCCATCAAAGATAATACTGACAAAGCCAAGCGAACACTGGCTAGCTTTCCGAAAGAGGTCAAGACTGAATTAATTGCTGAGGCCAAAGATGCCGGTATTAAGAATTTTGGCACCATCTTGAAGCAGCTTCCTAAAGAACAGCGAGTGGACTTACTAACCAAGGTTGAAGACGGCAAAGCGATTGATTTTCAAAAACTGTTAAAATCATTACCCAAAGAAGTCCAATCTGAGGTTAAGGTCAATGACAAGGCCACTCAACCACTGAAAGAGGTCAGACGGGCTCAACAAAATATTCCCGGACAAAAAGAAACCACCGTCAAAGCCAATGATGAAGCCTCTGCTCCTTTGCGTAGAATCAAGGATGAAGCGGACGATACCGCTGGGCATGTTAGCCATTTAGGTGAGATTGTCAAGGGTACGATGATTGGCAACATGGTCAGTAATGGCCTCCAAAATGCCTTCTCCGTCGTAAAAAATGCTATTGGTGGAGCCATCGAGTCTGCCAAGCAATACTCCTTAGAGCAGCAGACCATGAACGCTACCTGGACGACCTTGACGGGTAACGCCAAAGACGGTCAAAAGATGGTCGATATGACTGATCAGATGGCAATTAGTGCAAACAATGCCACTGGCATGGTCGATGGCCTGAATCAAAAGTTTTATGCCATTAATCATAGCGCTGATGGTACGGAGGCCCTCACCAAGTCTGTACTGACTCTACAAGATGCCTTTGGTCAGACGGATGACGCTGTTATGAACTTTGGGACGCAGTTTGCCCAGATGATGGCTAACGGCAAAGTGGGCGCCCAAGACATGATGAGCTTCGTCAATACATTCCCTGCTTTGAGAACTAACTTGTTGAAGACGGAGCAGCAAATTACCGGTAATCACAAGATGACCATGAGCCAGATGAATGACTTAATGTCTGCTGGCAAGATCAGCAGCCAGACCATGGAAAAAGTCTTGCAGGATACCGCCAAGGAATATGGATCCGCAACGGAGAACTTCAGCAAGACAATCCCTGGCATGACACGGACCATCAAGTCCCAGATGCCAATCCTGTTGGGGGCTATTACACAGCCTTTAGCAACGGCAACCAACCCGATTATGGGGACAATCAGCAATTGGGTAACATCATCGAAGACAAAGGATGAGTTTGAAACAGTCGGTAAAACCTTCAGTAGTGGCTTAAATCGTGCCATTGGTGCCTACATGGGTGACGGCCAAGGCACGGCTGCGACAGTGGTCAATAATCTTGATAGTGTAATTCAAAAAGTGAATGGCGGTATTGAGAAGACCTTCGACTTTCTTTCCATTCACGCTGGCTCTATTAAGGGCATCGTCGGGGATACATTCGAACTGTCTAAGATTATTGGCGGCACCGTCTGGTCTGTGGCTTACGACACATTCATGGGGATTGCCAAGGCCTTTGGCCTGGTTAATGATAACGGTAAAGAAGCGCAAGGACCGCTAGAGACTATCAAGTCTGTGATGGACCAACTGGTTGCCCACAAGACGGAGATCCAGAATCTGACCAAGATCTGGTTGGCGTTTTTTGCCATCAATAAAATAACCAGTTGGATCAAGACCGTTAATGCTGCCCGTAAGTCGCTCATGGAATTGGGCATCGTCCAGAAAATGTTTGGTGATGGCGGTGGCATTAGTCTCCCGAGCATTGGAGGTGCGGCAAAAAAAGGTGCTGACATACCTCAGGCTGCAGAAACAGTGGCAGAAACCGCTGGCAGCAATAAAGGACTATTCAACTGGGCCAAAAGACTATTCACACGTACTAAGGGTATTACAGCCGGTACTCAGACTGTAGCCGCCGGCGGCGACATAATGGAAGACTTGGGCACAGTCGGTAACACTGCTTCCAAGTTCTCGAAGGCCGCCGGTGCGGCTAAGGGCTTGGCGGGCATTGGCACGGCCATCACATTACTGTCGTCCGTTGGGGATATTTTGGGATCAACCCATAAGACGATCGGCGGTAACGTCGGCAAGGCTGCAGGGTCTAGTCTCGGAGCCTGGGCCGGTGGTGCAGCGACTGGTGCCGTAGTCGGTACTTTTGCTGGCCCAGTTGGCACAGCCGTTGGTGCTGGCTTGGGTGCCGCTGTGGGTGCTGCCGCTGGCTCTTCTGTCGGCAAAAAAATTGGTAAGGATATCCAAAATGGTGTTGAGTCTACCTTCCACCCGAAACTGAATGATGGTGTTTCAAAGACCACCGATAAGCTGAAAGGCGGCGTGAAGTCGTTCGTCAAGTCCTATCAGGGTAGTATGAATAGGCTTAACGGAGACATGATCTTGCTCAGTACAGCAACAGGCAAGGATGCCGATAAGTTACGGAATGATATGTCGAAAACCTATGCCAAAATGAGTAAGGACGTGGATGCGTACTACAAGGGCAAGGAATCTAAATCTAAGCAAGACTTAGATCGGTTGGTCAGCGAAGGCTTTATGACACAAAAGGAAGCGGATAAGGCCTTAGCCAAGGAAAAAGAGAACGACGGTAAGCGGGCTAAAAACATGAAGGGTGCCTATGCCAACATGCAGAAGGAGTCCGAACGCTATTATAAAGAGCAGGCGGCAATTACCGCTAAGTATGAAAAGAAGAAAACCACTGATGCCAACAAGGTCGAAAAAGATCGGGCGAAGCAGCGGGCCGCATTGGTCAAGAACGGTGCTACTCAGGCCGAATTGGCTGAGTTTGATGAGGTTACTGCTAAGAAGGTGGCTAAAGCGCGGGCTAAGGCCAAGTCCGATGAACAAAAGGATCTCGAAAAGTCTCAAAAGACGCACTTAAAGAATATGAAGAATCTGCAGGAACAAGCCGATGCGGACACTTATCAGAACTTGAAAGTCAATGCAGGTAAGGAAAAAGACCTGTTGCAGAAGCTTTCTGAATCTAAGCAAAAACTGTCACAAAAAGAGCTGAAGCGGGTCGTTTCCACATCTGCAAAACAGACGAATGCCGTTGTTGATGCGGCTAACAAGACTTATAAAGAAGCAAAAAGTGCCGCAGACAAGAAATTCAAAGCGACCACCGATGCCGCCGATAAGGAATATTATCAGAACCACACGATTTCAAAACAGCAATATCAAGATATTGTCGCCAATGCCAAGAAACAGCGAGACGATACAGTCACTGCGGCTAAGGATCAGCGCGATAAGACCGTTAGCCATGCAAAAAATCAGCACAAAGAAGTTGTCAATGAAGCAACAAAACAGGCTGGCGAACATAAAGGAGCAGTCGATACCGAGACTGGTGATGTGTTGTCCGGCTGGGATAAGTTTACAGCTGGGTTTGCACACATGTTTAACGGTGTAATTGACTTTGTTGATGGAATATTTAAGTGGATGACCGGAAAACCAACGAGTATTCACCATTGGTATCCTAAGGGTTACGCGCGTGGTGTAAACGGTTTGAGTAAAGACGAAGTGGCAGTTGTGGGTGAAGAGGGATATGAATTAGCTTACCATCCAAAATATGGGATTTACCCGGTAGGAATCAACGGACAGGAACTCTCGTATTTACAAGCCGGAACGTCAATTCTTCCACACGCACAGTCTGAACAATTCATGAACATGATTGGTGGCTTGCCACACCATGCCAGTGGGGTATGGGGAACAATTGCCGATGTTGTTGGTGACGCCACGAAGTGGATTAAAAATACAGTGGGTGACATCGGTAAGTTTATTGCAGGTGGAGCATCTGGTGCATGGAAATGGATTTCAGATAAGCTGGGTATCAACAAATGGAAGACGAGTCAGAAATGGAATTCTATGAATCAAATGGCTACTGGCACTGTCAATCAAGTTAAAGACGCTTTTTTAGATAAGTTTTCCTCTTTGTTTAAAAAGAAACAATCTGAAGGGGATGGTGGCAATGGCCCGTTAAAGTCATTGCCCGAGTTAGAGTCAATTGCTCGGCAAGCCGCCAAAATTATGGGTGTTAATCCATCTGATCAATTTATCAAACAGTTGGCCAATGTGGCAATGAGTGAATCCGGAGGCAATGCTGGTGCCGCCAACCTTACTGATAGTAATGCACAGGCGGGTATGGCCTCGGTAGGGTTGCTACAGTACATCCCCTCAACGTGGTCATACTACAACGTTCCGGGTCACAACAACCGTAGCAGCGTGTTGGATAACTTTGTCCATTTCTTCAACAATAGCGACTGGAAAAACTCAATTGGTTACGTCACGTATCCTTCTTGGGGTGGCAACTATAAATGGGACTGGAAACACAATGGTCCCATTGGTGCCCCGCGAATGGCGATGGGTGGCCGATATACCAAGGAAACACCGGCAGTTATTGGTGAGGACGGCACAGAATATGTCGTTAATGTCACTAAGGACAACGCCGATGAATTATTGGCTGCCGCAATCACTGAGCGAGCACAAACTAGACCCGAAAGCGTCTTTGCTCAGGCAATGCGCGGCAAAGATGCAACTCAAGCATCAGTATCATTGGCTAGCGGTATGGACACATCTGTGGCGAGCAGTTTGCTGCAACATGGCGGAAATGGTCAGGGCAAACTGCTTGCCGACGTAAAGGACCTATTGTCCAACGTCACATTTAATCTGCAGGGTTACTTTGATCCAGACAGTTCAGCCAAAGTGATGGCACCGTATACCAATAAGCACATTGAGGCTTTGAAGGCTTCCCAGAAACTGATCAGTCGGGCAACATATAAAGAAAGCGGGGTGACGATTGTTGACAGCAAATGATGCAGTAATGTTTGGGCCAAGCCTTGATCAATTAACCAACATCAGCGCGTATGCAAGACTGATCAATGTTTCCAACAGTTTGCTTCCAAACCGCACGGATAACGCCGTCGATATTGGTTTGACACCAGGCCAAGTGCTGTTGTGGAATAAATATGGCGTCCGTCAGATCACCACGACCTGGCGGGTTTTTGATGATCCACAGACCAAGCTCGATAAGATTGGGCAAATACTGGATCGTAACCTGGGTGTGTTGGAGACGCCAGACCAGCCAGGCCGATATTATCAACGGGTGGCTGCCAGCGGCGCCAATACGCTTACCAGAACAGCAGTCACGGTGGATTTTACGATCACATTCACTTGCTACGATCCATTTGCTTATGCCACTGACACGGTCACAGCCACCAATGCCGGCGAGAAAGCCAGCAAAAGCGATAATCAACTGCTGCACACTGCTGTGCCGATGATCTTGCAAGGCCTCGGGGACGGCAACGATGGCTCTGAGTTGGCCTATCTGGGCACAGCCGTGACGGCAAAGAAATGGCGGGTCCGAGCGACAGTGACTAGCTCAGGCTCGGCAGGATCGTTTGTATTGAAGAGCAGTCAAGGCGACAACATCATCACAGGCAGTTGTAATGGCGGCCCACAGGACTTAGACGAGACGTTTACGTTTGCGGATGGCCAAGCCCATGCCATTGATTTACAGCTCGAACTGAGCAGCGTGCCGGATACGGATAACGTCTCTGTTACGGCCGCCAAGGCTGTTCCCCTGGATGAGGGCAACGATCAAGCACCGGATATGACGTGGTCGCCCGCAGAGGGCGAAGATGGGTATCTGATCAATGGACAAATACTGAGCATCACCAATCCAGGCACTGCCGATGCACCCGTGGACTTGTCTGCCGCCATGGTGGATGATCTGGGTTACTTGGCAGCCACGATTGGTGGCCAGGGGGTATCAATCGGCAACCCCAATGGTCAGGTGACCGCTGATGGCGACAAGGGGATTACGATGTTTGAGACTTATTTCTGGACGCCATACACGCTGATCCAAAACAAGTATCCGGGAAAGGTCAGCAGTACCGCTAGCCTGAAGGGAAGCTGGAAGCAAGATAACTGGAAGGGCGTCGGTTTCGTGTACCCCGACAATTATGCTGAACCGGCAGGAGCTAGTGGGCAAGCACTGTACGGTACCAGCTTCTATGTGCCTTTTGACAAGCCCCGAAATCACTGGGCAGTTAACTTTCACATGCTCAATTATCCATTACAGAATAAGACGCTAGGATACACAGAAATGTTTGCCGTGGATGCCAATGGGGCGCCCGTGTTTGGGTACCAATTTAGAAAATTAAATTGGGCCAACAAATACCAGCAACTGATCCTTTGGATTGGCGATGACATCATCAATACGTGGACTGATGACCAGCACACGAGCTGGATCATGGAACAGTTTATTGGCAACTTGCAGTTGGAGCAGGATGGCGATGCATTCACTTTCCGGTTTCGTAATGACTACACTAAAGCGCCGTGGGCACGGACGTTGAAATACAGCAACCTGGCTAACCAGCAAGTGGCTGGGATTAACTTTTACACGGGCAAGTTTGGCGGTTGTGATGGGTATTATACCCACGTCATGTCGATGACTGGGACCAGTTACGACACCAATTGGGTGCACACGGACAATTTGTTCCAACAAAACAGCACGGTAGACATCAACTCGGACACAGCCGCACCGACAGTGCTCGTTAATGGTGTGCCGGCGCTGGATACGATGGTCCCGACATCACAGCCGTTAATCGTGCCCGCCAACTCAACGACCGAAATCAATATTGACAATACCATCAGTAGGAAGACGCCAGCGGTTACAGCGACGCTGCGGCCCCAATACATCTAGGAGGTGAGAAAAATAGATGAATTAAGTTTTGCCAAACCAACGATTTACGTCCAAGACCAAAACGAAATGGTACTCGGGTCCACGGGCAATTACTACGACAGCAATCTCAAGTGGGTCAAGGAGACAGACTTAGCAGTGTTGACTTACTCCATTCCGGCGAATGATTCAGCGGCGGCCTATATGACCAAGCTCAATCTGCTGACGTTTGTGCTTAACGGCCGACCATGGCGGTTCCAAATCAGCCAAGCAGTATACGACACCAATGGCAAAGCATTTCAAATCACAGCCAAGGCCTTCTCGATCACGCTCAATCAGAGCTTAGTTGACGCTGCAGTGGCACCAAGTCAGCAAGAGCCAGCAAGTTTTTATATAGGCCAGACGTTGAAGGGATTGGATTGGACTATTGGCCGAGATGAGCTGGGCAGTACGACACTGCACACAGTGGCGTTTTCTGACCAATCGACCGTGCTAGCACGATTGTACAGTATTGCGGATGCATTTAATTGTGCCCTGGATTTTCGGATCGAGCTGGATGGGTTAAAGGTTAAAAGCCAATACATCGACATCTTGCATCGGTTGGGCAGTGATCGTAATGACATTCAGCTAGTTTACGGAGACAATGTCACTAATATCTCAAAGACAGTTGACTGCTCAACGATTGCTACTGCTCTCGAAATTACCGGGTTGCCTAAGGATGATGACAAAGGCAATAGTATTGATGACGCATTCTTTGATTTAGCCTACACCAGTGACGATGGCCGGTTTGTCAAGCCTAAAGACAGTTATGTAATGTATGACCAGACCACAAACAAAAGATTGAACCAAGGTGCAGCCTACATTCTAGGTACGTTTGATGGCAGCAGTATCCAAAACGTGCAGGCAGCGTTTACAGCCCTCACTGAACAGCTAACTACCCAATCTCAGCCTGTGACAACAATTGACACCAGCTTGGCATATGTGCCCAACACACTTACTATTGGCGATACAGTCAGACTGATCAGCAACGACCCGGACGACAGCAATTATCTCAAGACGGATGTCCAGGAGTTGGATATTTGTCTAGACAATCCTAGCAAGTCAGGTGCTGTATTTGGTGATTACCAACCGCTTGTTGACGGAGACAATTTGTACGACCTGACGAAAATTAAGCAGTCTATTGCTGCGGCTCAAAGTTTAGCTGCTACTGCACAAAACACAGCAAATACTGCAAACACAAATGCTGCCACTGCTCAAGCCACAGCAAATACTGCAAATGCTACTGCAAATACTGCAAATACCACTGCCAATCAAGCAAAAACAATGTTGCCAATTATCAGTACGACCGCTCCAGCAAATCCGCAAGAAGGCCAGATTTGGTTTGAGGGAGCCGATGCCAATGACATCAAAGCCATACACAAATATGTTTATGGGAGTTGGCAAACAAATGCTTTGCTGCCAACGTCGCTTAACGTACAGCAACTTTCTGCCCTATCTGCTGATTTGGGGACGGTCACTGCTGGCACATTGCAAGCGGTTAATATCATCTCTAGCAGCATGCACAACGCGGCAACCAGCGATGATCCCAATCGACCAGGTAAGCAAATAACAAACACCCAGGACATTACCAAAGACGGCTACCGCATGGTTACTGACCGGTATGCATCAGGTACAGACGAGTTGCGGATGCTGTCTGAGATCGACAAAAACAGTGTCATAAAGCTCGGGTACGGGCTGAAGAAGAATATTGACCTCAACAACAATCCCTGGGGCGGCGTTATTGCGTCCATGATACTTGATCCAGTTAATCAGAATATTATGTTTCATGGTGCTGGTTTGGGTGATTACTATCTTAATATCCAGGACGCCTACCACAATGATATGGCGCCCAGCAGTTTTACCTATTTCAACGGTTACGGACCGTCATCCGATAATGCAACGGATCCCAACAACGGGCATCTATTTAGATTCGGCCGAACCGTCGTGCTCAATGCTTACTTCAAACGCAAGAGTGGATCGAACAATGGCGCTTACACGGACTTCTTCCAGTTGCCCGTTTGGGCACGGCCAGCACAGACAGCGTTTGTCTACTTGGTCTTAGCCCAAGGATTTTCGACCTATGCAGGACAGGGATATGTGTATAACACGGGCAAGGTCCATTCCGGCGCAATCGGCGGTGGCGTTGGCAGCAATGGTGGTGAGTATCAAGTATTTGGTGTTTGGCAAGGGGTGGATATCACATCATGATTTATGCAGTAGATAAAGACGGATTTTTATTGGGTTATGGAAAAAACAAAGCAGAGCTGGCAATGGTCGGCAGTCACGACCAAAGCACAACGGTACAACCACCCAGCAATTTGGTTAAACCCAAGTGGGACGGTAAGAACTGGATCGAGGGCGCGACAGCAGCCGAATTAGCCGCACTGGCAGCGCAACAGGCACAAGCCAGTCAACCGTCGGCAGAACAGTTAGCGATTAACCAGTTGGGTGTGCTGGTGGCCAGCCAGATCGGAAGGGCGGCAAACAATGCTTGAATTTGTAAAGCTGATGTACTCATGGGGCTGTCCCATCGAGGGCTATGTCACAGCCGGCGCCATCACGGCTGAACAGTATCAAGAGATCACCGGCAAGAAATATGAAGTAGCGAAAGGGTGATGTAATGCAATTCTGGGGTTATACAATTGCGGATTGGGCCGAAGCGGTGTCAGTGATTGGCGTGCTGGTCAGTGCCGGCAGCTGGTTATTCAAGAAGATCGCACTCGACCCGCTGCGTGATGATATTCGGCAATTGTCCGAACAAATCGGGCAGCAACTCAAAGTCCACGAACAAACGTTAACGGCAATCAATGGCCGCATCAAAGAACACGATGTTGAATTGGGAAGCCATTCCGTGCGAATCACACGGCTAGAAGACCGCGCAGGTTTAAAAGGAGATAATAAAGATGAAGATTAACTGGAAAGTACGTTTGTTAAGTGTGAAATTTTGGCTGGCATTGGTGCCAGCTATTTTATTGGTCGGCCAAGCGGTGGCCGCAGTATTTGGCTATAACTGGGACTTTGCCAACCTGGGTAAGCAGCTCACCGCGGTAATCAATTCTGTGTTTGCCGTGCTGGCCATCCTGGGTGTAGTGACCGACCCGACCACAGCCGGCGTGAGTGACAGCGACAAGGCATTAACCTACACTGGGTTAATCAGTAGCAAGTCGTCTCAGATCGACGAACTGCAGGCGCAAATCGCGGCGTTGGAAAAAGCTAATAAAGTCCAGGCCACTGTACAACCGGACCCAGCAGCCATCAGTCAAGCAGCGGCTAAACCGGCATCGGCAACCACATCGACATCTGCCAGTACAGCTGGGCAAACCAAGGAGGAGGCAGTAGGCTAATGAGTTATCCATTAGTCATGGACGTGTCGTCTTATCAACCAGACGATGGTTCCTTTTTCAAATCGGCGAAGGCTGCTGGGGTGCAGGCCGTCATTGTCAAGCTGACCGAAGGCAGTAATCCTGGAGCGGCGTATATCAATCCCAAGGCCCGCAACCAGATCAACAATGCCCGGGCAGCCGGCCTGTTGGTCCATGCGTATCACTATGCTTTGTTCAACGGCAACAACGACGCCCGCGCCGAGGCAGACTGGTTTGTCAAAGCTGCCAAGAGTCTGGGTGTCAGCAACGACAGCATCATGGCGCTGGACATCGAGGATGCCAGCAACGCCTACCATGCCACCAGCGATGCCAATGCTTTTATCCAGCGGGTCAAGGACTTGGGCTACGGCAAGACTGACGTCTATTCGATGGCGTCCTGGTTCTGGTCTGGCCGGTTAGTACCGAGCCAGCTGATTGCCAAGAATCTGTGGGTGGCTAACTATGGGGTTTCAGCCCCGGGTGTGGCCAACGTGGGGCTTTGGCAGTTTACAAGCACCTACAATATTGGCGGAAACAAAGTTGATATGTCTTACGACTTCAACGGTTTCTACACCAAGGGCCAGACACCAATTGCGACACCAGACAGCAAAAAAGGCTGGGTGGAGACAACTGCGTATGCCAACCTGCGGAAGGGGCCAGGTACCAACTACGGTGTCTCGCGGACAATGGGACCCGGTGAGCGTTACAACTATTATGCCGTCACACAAAATGGCGACTACACCTGGTACCGGTTGACGCCCAACGAGTGGGTGGCCAGTGCTGGGGCCAAAGTGATCTCCGCGCCAAGTCCCGCTGCACCCACATCTGGGTGGGTAGCTCAATCGGGGACCTTTAAGGCAACCGTGGCAGTCAACGTGCGGTCTGCGCCCAGCTTATCTGCCGGCGTCGTGGCCACATACTCTCCAGGCGAATCTGTCCAATACGACAGCTATATCGACGCGGACGGTATCCGGTGGATTAGTTACATTGGCGGTTCCGGTCAACGGCGGTACGTGGCTCGGAAAAAGCTGGACGGATCTGCGACGTTTGGTGATGCATATTAATATCGATCTTTCCCTGGGGCTTTGGCCTCAGGGTTATTTTTTTGTCTTTAGGCATCAAAAAAGCCCTAAAAACTCTGATAATAACTGCGGTTCTTTACGTAATTCTTTACCGCAAATCATTTCATCTGTTTTTAGAGCATTTCTTTTGAGTTAATAAGGAAACCCTGTACGTTTACTTGCCCAAGCGTTCTGTCAGTTCTTTAGTCAATTCTTCATAACCTTGGCGACCCAACAGGGCAAACATATTCTTCTTATAACGGACCGTATTCAGCTTGCGAACACACGTTCAAGAAACGCGCCACATCAGTGTTTTTACACCATATTTTCATTCCACTCGTTGATCGACTACACAACACTCTTTACGGTTTTCTTTACTTCGCATTGTTGAGATATTCGATGTATTTCTGGTTGGCGCTCTTGACCACCTTCGGGGTGATCTCAGCATAAATCTCTGTGGTTTCAATTGACTTGTGTCCAAGGATATTTTTGATGTCGTCCAGAGGGACGCCAGCTTCACGCAGCATGACACCATGTGTGTGTCGGAGATCGTGGATTTTTATCTTTGGCAAACCAGCCCGTTTACGGATCCGTTCGAAAGCACCATTGGTGGATCGATCCCGCAAGGGCATTCCCCGGTCTTTCTCTGACCAAGAGTAACGGAAGATGAGATCATTCGGCCCAGCAAAGGCTTTTTTCCCTTTCCGGACGTAGGTTGTATTTCCATAGAATAGCCGGTTAAATGCTGCTAATGCTTTGACTAGTCGGGGAGTCATGAAGAGCGTTCTATTAGATGCCGGGAACTTCGGATCGTCAATGATAATGTCATTCTTGTGCTCGCCTTTCTCGGCGCGATATAACCGGGTTTTGGTGATGGAGATGCTGTTGTCGGATAGATTGACATCTTTCCATTGCAACGCCATTGCCTCTCCTTTGCGCAGGCCGAGGTCTAAGATAGTCAAGAAAAACACATACCATACTGGATCGCGTTCTCTGATTGCTTCCTGGAGAAACACATCGGATTCAGTGACTGACCAATAATGCAGCTTCGTTTTCTCAGGTTTGACGGCGCGAGGAAACTCAACGCCTTCAGTGGGGTTGGTGGTCACGTATCCGAGCTGCTTAGCCTTCTTGAATGCATTCGAGAGTGTCGCATTGATGATGCTGACGGAATGATAGGAGAGAGGTGCACCATCTTTGCCGCCGTGCTTCAACAGTCCCAGAATGAAGTCTTGATGGATTGCGGGGGTATACTGGCGAAAGGTGTAGCCACCAATATTGGGGATGAGGTAATGCTCGACCTGATACCGGTAGATGATCATCGAGCCTTCTTTTACATTGACCTTGTATTTGTGGATCCATTGATGCAGCCAGTCACGCAATTTCATTGTGCCCCGGCGGCCATTCTCGGTGTCGTTGGCTAATTCGTTTTCGATGTGTTTACCATACCGATTGGCTTCATCAAACGAGCGGAAACCGGCCTTGTGATACGTCTTATTGATGCCCTTGCCAGAGTCATAGCCGGCATATCCTCGAACTTCCCAGCGGTATTTTCCACTTTTTAGCTGATATTTGTTAATTGAAGCCATAATTTCACCATCTTTCTGAATTTTGATAGGTTGTAATACAAACTCCAGTTCGTTTAAGGCGTGAAAGAAAAGCCCCAAATGGGGCTGATACCTAATTAGTGTATCCGTAGTCGTCGGGCGCCTTGCCAGAATCTTCAATTTTCACCGCGGCCACAAGAGGAACTGTAATCTTCCCACCAAGGGTAGACTTATAAGTAGTTGTACCCAGACTAACTCCGTAGAAAGTGATTTTGTCTTCTTCCAGAACACGGGAGCCATTCATAATGGAAGGATCAAAGCCAACTAAAACGATGTTGTCTGAGTCACCGTTAATGGCAACTCGTAAGTCCGTCTCGCTATCGCCCTCGATGACTTGAATGACCTTACCAGTGAATGTAACGTTTTTCTTCTTATAATCATTGGGAGTGCGCGCCAACTGATCATACGTAATGCCAGTTTGGTAGTCAGCAATGTTGAATGCTTTTGAATTCGAGCTTTCTGATTTACTGTTGCTTTCTGCCTTACTATTAGCATTTTGAGACGACTTGTCCGCCTCCTTACTACTGGATGCTGCCGAGCGTGACGATGCCTTCGAGCTGAAAGCGGCCAATTCGGATGATCCTTCCGCCTGTAGCGCTTTGGAGAAGTCCAACTTGACATAGGCCGGATATTTGTTCTTGGAAAAGTCAGATCCAGTTGTTACGTATTTTTTGGTTGCGACCAGATAGACATGCTTTTCGCCACCGATATTGTTAACTGTTAAAGACCATTTCCCATTGTGTACCTTTGTTCGATCAAAAAATATCTCGCCATTTGAAGTGGTAACGTACGTTGCGTTTTTAGCAGTGCCATGGATAGTGGTTTTCTTGGAAGTGAGTTGTTTGTTCTTCATACCACTTGTGATAGCAATGCTTGGTTCCGACGTTTCAGAGCTATTACAGCCAGAAAGAACTAGTGTGAATGAGAACATTAAAAGAACAACGGTAATTACAGTCAGCTTACGAGGCTTCATATTGCATATCTCCCCAGATTTTTCAGCTTTTTACGTCATCAGGATTTGGACGATTTGTTAATACTCGTCAGGTTCCAACGACGAGCGATGAATGTCTTCAAAGAATATGTACATCCATGATGGCAAACCTGAATCAGCCAAGATGGCGTCGTAGTTCATTGGAGATATTTGTTTTCCGCCAAACATAAGCTCAAAGGCAAATGCATTGGCTTCTGCTTCAATTCCTGTAACCATCAATGGCGCGGCCCTGTTGAAAAAATTGGTGTCACAGTCTGTGTGCAATTTACAGTGACCCAGCTCATGACTACAGACAGCCTTATCCTGATGTTCGGTATTATTTGAGTTCAGTGTAATGATCGGAATCCGCCTTACATGTGTGCTGTATCCCAAAATACTGGCGCCAAGATCGTAATGCTGAATCGTAACACCGAGATATTTTGCTAACCGGTACGGGTCGCGGGTACCGTAATAGCTGACAAACTTGTCGGCAGCTTCAACTGCACCTCGTAAGTCTCCCACATATATCGCTCCCCATCACTTATCCGGACGTTCACTGCCACGCTTACTATATGGTGTGAACTTCTTTTTGGCGAGTTCTTTTGAAAGAATCATGGTTTGACGGAGCGAAGCTTCCAGTAGTGCGCGATCTTCATCTGAGAGCTCAGAACCGTTTTTGAAGTAATTGACGCCAGCTTTTCCGGTGACGCCGGCTAAAGCGTCTTCCAACATTTCATCGACGTCCCGGTAATCTTTCTTTGTAAGTGTGTAATAGTGCGGCTTATCTGATTTACCGATGAGGTAATCAACGGACACATCGAACATCCCGGCAAGTTGTTTTAACAGATCGTAATCTGGTTGCCGCTTTCCTGACTCATAGGCGGTGTAAGCAGGACGGGTGATGCCAATCTTGTCCGCAACTTGCTGTTGAGTCAGCTTGTGTTTATGGCGTTGTTCTTTCAGCCTTTCTGAAAGCATAATCACTCACCCCTTCTACACACATGGTAACAGACTGTTACGGCAAATAAAGATTCAATTTGTTACCTTTTAGGTGTTGACATGTCACGAACCGTGACTTATTATAATAGACGTAACGAACTGATACATGAAATGAGGCGATACGATGCGTACCTGGTTAAAGGTTAAGCGGGAACAATTGGGCAAGACACAGGATGAAATTGCAGAGGCTGCTGGTGTCACACGGCCTGCATATACTATGATCGAAAGTGGTTATCGGCAGCCCAGTGTCACGATGGCTAAAAAACTAGCGACGACAATGCACTTTGACTGGACTCTTTTTTTTACAGATGAAGGTAACGAATCGACACATAAGGAGGTGGCCACGAATGACAAACGATGAAATGATCCAAACGCTCAGCGAAGCTTTTCCAAATGTTGCCCGCTCATATTGGCGGGGCATGACTCGCAATGAGCTTAGCAATCAGATCAAGCTGCTTCGGTACCAACAGGATCAATCAACTGAGGAACGACTTGCCCCATGTTTTAAAGATAACTCGGCAGGAGTCAGGCTGACTCAATAATCATCGCGATCCTGGGGTTGAGATCCAGGGTTTTCCAATTCAGCGACCTGTCTTTCGAGGCTATCTATCCGATCACTTAAATCTTCGTAAATTGCTTCAAAGACATTCTTGATGGCAAGGTCTTTATCCGGGTCATCGCTGAGTTTTTCGGATTGAATGTAGGCAAACATTTCTCTGATGCTCGATTGGCGCGTCGTAGAGTACCCCCTTAAATATCCGGGTTCCACGTTGAAAAAATTGGCAAGGGCATTCCAGGTTTCGTTTTGTGGGTTGTTTTCACCGGTTTCCCAGCGTGAGATGGCTGCATAGGTGACTGGCTTAACGTCATCAATTTTGTTTGCAGCCAAGTATTGGTTAAATAGATCGGCTAGTTGCTTTTGAGTCAATTTAGCTTTTTGCCGCTCTTCTCGGATATGGTTCTTGAAGTCAGACATGGTTTTCACTCCAATTTACGAAATACGCAAAAAATAGCTTGAATTTACGCATCCCGTAAATTATACTCAAATTAGTTTACGAGATACGTAAATTCTTAAAGGTGGTGATTGGAAATGGCTTATCAAATTACCAAAGAAACGCAAACTGCTCTCTTGGCACAAATGGGTATTAAGCGTATCCCTCGTAAACATTTGGCCGATGAACTTGGAATGGCTGAATTCACATTACGACGAGTTCTTGATGGTGATACGCCAGTGGATGTTTCAAATCGCACCGCTGAGCTTGTTCTTGGATGGCTCGATAAAAGCAAAATCAAGAGCTAACTACTCACAGTTTACACGATATGTAAACCGAATGTAAGGAGGTGAAGAACTAATGGAAATGCCAAAGACGCCGGAAGAGCTTGTGGCACTCATTGACGAGCGCATCGATTCCCGTAAGCCGGGTCATCGGACTCCCAAGGTCCAGGAATTCACGAACGAGATGGACAAGTGGTTCAAGGACCAATACCCGGGTAAAGATTTCGACGGTATCAAGGTGCGCAACAATGCCGAGAACGGATTGAAGGCTGCCATCAAAACGAAGCTCCAACTCAAGAACATTTTGTCCTTGAGCGACGAGCAAGTTCCTGAGGCGCGAGAGATCTTCGAACGGTACAAGAGTCTGATCCAATAACAACGCTCTATGTATTAAGAATACCGGGTTTGGCACCGAATTGGTTTAACCGGTTTTCTAAATCAAAGGGTAGGTGGAACAAATGAAAATGAATATTAAGCAGCCTCTGACTCGCTCTCTCAGCAAAACGAGGGTAATGCAAAAGGCGCTTGCATATGACACAGGGCTTAGCAAAGCAACAATTAACAACTACGTGGCTGGTGGGAATGTCCGGCCAAATGAGGCAGTAGACATCGCCAACGCGTTGCGGGATCCAGAAATGTCGATGCAGATCGGTCACATGATGTTAGGCCTGTTCAAATCCTTCAATGGTGATGCATTTTTCCACGATCTGCGAGCGCTGGATGCCTTTGATGAGAAGGAGTCAGGCGAGGAGCAGGCGGCATACAACGAGCACCATATCCGGCAGCTCATCAGCATGCCACGTCGAACTGCCGAACAGGATGACGAACTGATGACTTGGCTCAACGAAGTGATGGACGCCGTACTAATGAAAATCACTCTGCTAGTCTCCGGAACAGAAGCGCTTGGGACTACGCCAATGGATCTGTTGCAGGCGAGAATCCCGTATTACCAAGAGCAGCATTACATGAGAGGAGATGACCCAACATGGGAGGTTTAAGAGTTCTAGCAACGTACAAACGTCCAGAGCGCAAGAAGCGCGCCTCAGAAAGCCTTGAAGTACCAGAAGCCCGGTCTACCCGATACTTCGCTAATAAATGGGAAGTCAGTAATTCGACAGTTTGGCGCTGGACGCAATTGGAAGAAGATCCGTTGCCCGCGACCAAAGTTGAAGGAGTCTTACGCGTTGACGTGAAAAAGGCTCTTGACTGGTGGGATCGTCATGCGCTGAAAGAGGGTAACCGATGATGCCTACCGGAAATGAATTGCTGATGGTGTTCATGCTCATCGCGGTCACGACGGCAGTGATGACCGCCATCATTATCCGGCCGGACTGGTTCGGACTGGAAAACGACAACAAAAAGACCGCTAACGGTGGTACCCGTCAACGGCCGGAGAAATAAGCATTGCAATAGTTATTTCTCCTCTAGTTTATCAAATAAATGGAGGTTTGAACAATGCAAATCAACGCGAGTAATTACAGCTTGGCGGCTGCATACGACCGTCAGAACGATGACAGCGACGTGATCACGGACGTGCTGGGCGGCAATATTCATCCCGGTGATACCGTCTGGACATTTCGCTATCACGATCGGAGCGGCAGGGAAGTTCCAGCAATCCTGTCTTATGACGACAAGAGTACGAAAGAATTTATGCATGACGAACTCAAACGGCTCGGGCCGGTGCAGTATCTGCGGCGGGTCATGCATGAGGAACCAGCGGACTTCTTGCTGCGAGAATTCGGCAAGGACAACCAGATTATCAACCCGGACATTATCCGCAACATGATTGAGCGGGCACTAGCGGCTGGTGACATTGAGCGGGTGCTGCAATTCGATTTTGCGGCCACCATCGAGGATTATCTGGATCGCATGCAAGACACTGACCAAGCGCCAATGGAATTGTATTACAGTGCTGATCACTACGAATACGGGGAGGTATAAACATGGCTACTAACGAACTCGTCGCTGGTGTGATTAACCGCATCGACGCAATGCAGAAGGAACAGAAGATGGCCTTGCCGGCCGGATACAACGCAGCCAATGCCCTGAACATGGCTTGGCTCCAACTGACTGACAGCACGAGCGGCCCGTCACTGGTTTCAAAGACCACACCACAAAGCCAGGCAAAAGCACTGCTCAACATGGCGTTGCAGGGGCTTAGCCCAGCCAAGAACCAGGTGTATTTCATCCCGTACGGGAAAAACTTGACACTAATGCGCTCTTACTTCGGGAGTCTGGCGATTCTTAAGCGCTTGGACAATGTTAAAGATGTCTGGGCTGAGGTTGTTCGCGAGGGTGACAAGTTCGAGGTTGGATCCGAACGTGGTCGGATGGTGGTCAGGACTTACGAACCATCGGTTGATAACCTCGACAAGCCCATCGCCTATGCCTTCGCGGCCATTGTGGATAATAACGGTGTCACGAACTACACGGTGATGACCAAGAAGCAGATCGACACGAGCTGGAGCCATGCCAAGACCACGAAGGTCCAGAAGGAATATCCGGACCAGATGGCTTTGAGGACGGTGCTCAATCGGGCGGCCAAGTGGTTCATCAACTCTTCCTCGGATAATGATCTGCTCATCCAGGCCATCAACGAGACAACGGCGGACGAGTACGACAACACGGACAAGAAGGATGTCACGCCTGCCAATATCGACGATCTGCTGAACGCTACGGGCCAAGAAGAGGAACCCAAGTTGCGGAAGGAGGTGCCAGCAAATGATCTCCAACCAGACATCACCCACGATCCCAACCAGCAATCAGAATAAACCAGCCTCAGCGACGACGGCTTTCCATTTGACTGACGATAATTACTACAGCCAGGAAGCCAACGAGCATTACATGTCAGCAACCCTCTTCAAACGGTTCCTGGCGTGCGAGGCCGAGGCCTTGGCAGAACTCAAGGGGGTCTGGGTACCCGAAAAAGATCCAACGGCCTTATTGGCCGGAAACTATCTGCACTCGTATTTTGAGAGTCCGGAAGCCCATCAATCCTTTATCGACGCACATCCTGAGATGTTCTCGACGCGGGGCAGTACGAAAGGCCAACTCAAAACGCCTTACAAAGTGGCTGAGAGCATGATCCAGACACTGAAAGATGACCCGTCATTCCAGGCTGCCTATCAAGGCAACAAAGAAGAGATCCTGACTGGCGAGATCAACGGCGTCAAGTGGATGGGCAAGCTAGACTGCTTTGATCCGCAACGGGCGTTCTTCCTGGACTTGAAAACGACCCAGGACTTGCACAAGAAATACTGGATCACCGATGAGAAGCGCTGGGGATCGTTTGTCGAGGCGTATAACTACCCGCTGCAGATGGCCGTCTACCAGGAACTCATTCGGCAGAACTACGGCACACGCCCGGAACCTATTCTGGTCGCTGTGAGCAAGCAGGAACCACCGGACAAAGCCTTTGTGGCAATCCCCCAGGATAACCTGGATGAGGCCATGCAGCAGCTGCTGGACGCCCAGCCACGGATTGAACAGGTCATTGCTGGTGAGACTAAGCCACACCGCTG